CCGGAAAATTCTCTCGTGATCCGATAATTGGGCGATCGAAGGAGGTTATCGAGATCTTTGATAACCAGCTCCATGGGCGTCTTGCAGTCATAGCAACCGCCAGAACCCTTCGGCCAATCTATTTTTGGTACACAAAACGCAGAATAAGAACTAGACCTAGTATCGAGCATGCCCCCCATGCTTGTGAAGAACCTGGCACGTGCAGATCCATATGCTCGGGCAAGAGTATAGACATCAACAAATACACACTCGTCGACATTATCACTAATGTCGTCTCGTATGGACTCATTGATGTCATTCTCCGCCACCATAGTGGAAAGCATGGCAAGTTCTTCACTTCCCTTACTAGGTTTCTTCTGACAGTCAATCGCCGCGATCACCTTGGAGAGTTCACCGACTCCAAGGTCACTATGAGTGAAGTTATAGAGATCCCGGCGGAACCAAGCCGGGAAGTCCCTCACTCCTCTAGGATTCTTACGGGGATAATTAAGCCCACCAAGGCACGCGGGAGCCCAAGGAACCCGGTTCCTCTTGAGACAGGCGCGGATCGCGTCTCTCCTAAGAGTACGAAGGACCCTCCTAATTCTCACACCTATGTTACGAGTGTGAGGGAGGTCTTCATAGAACCGGTCACCTTTAGAAAGCTCCCGATGCCTAAGACGTCTGTATCCCTGCTCTGTTGGTACCACGGTCTCAACGACCGAGTAGACTTCCGACATGCGGACCTCACCAGTAAACATCTGATGAACAACCGTGTCGGGCCAGTCTATCCGGCCGTTGGAACCTTTCTGCGGGAAGAGTATGCTCTTGATGGGAATGCGAAGGCCTCTGTCGAAACAGATGACACCCTCACTTTCCTCACCCCGAATATACAGATTCTCACAGAAGACACCAGCAGAGCGAGAGACAAATGTCTTCGTCGGATGGATCCCACTTCCGATGGCCTTGATACGGCGACCGTAAGAATTGAACTCAAGAGGGGTGATGTATGCCAACATATCATCACCACAGATCTTAGGCCCATTCTTAGCCGCGTCAAGTGCCCACAGGTTAAGAATACAGAGAAGAGTAAAGGAACACGGAGTCCCCATTGGGGAACCTCTTCTCATAGGAATACGAAGATTGTCAGAAGTACCGTCCCATCCTCGAGACATGAGCTCGCTAGCCCTGTTATTATACTTCCTACTCCCTTTCCGGAGGCCTGCCATCAGGTCCTGCACGGAGTACTCAGCGTAGTGGATCTCACTGACGCCGAGTGTGGAGAGGAAGAGTTCAATAACGCTAGCTGGGAAGCCGACATGTTCGAGCCCACGTGCTACAGCCAAAATGGCGTCATGGGAGAAGCCATCCGTTGCCTTTGTCAGGTCCGCGCTATAGAGTCTACAAAAAGGTCTTTCGTAGAATCTAGCACGGACCATATCTCCGTCCCTCACAAGTTCACAAGAGGGATGGGATTTAACAAAGGGGAAGATGACATTTCTCACCACTTCGCCCGCAGACAGCACACCCGATGGGGGGGAAGTTACGATACGGTTCTTATAACCCCGCTCTGGAACGACTCCAATCCTGTGGACCAATTGCTGATTAGGATCGCGTTTGACATAGTCCTCACAGTCATTAAGGAAATAATAGTGAGAGATAATGTCCGCGAACTTATCAAGAGGGGCCGGGAACTCCATAGTGTAGGACTCTTTGGCTATATTGCGGAAGAGAGGAAGACAAGTTTGTTCCGGTGGAAGAGAGGTACCTTCGCGAATTTCCTTCGCGATGTCCTTTCCTTCACTGGCCTTGTCTCCTTTCGACTTAATATAGCCAAAGTATCCTCCCTTGGATCTTGGCCCCTCGTAGCAACTCGAGGAAGAAGTCTTGTTACAGACCGGAGCGGGGTTAACGATCGAAGGATCGTCACTGCGTTTATAAATAGAGCTCTCTTTAAACATCCTAGGCACAAATTCCTCAATGGATCGGAGGTAATGTGCGGAGACGGACGGCGGAGGGGACATGACATTTTCCATATGTCCCATCAGCTCAGCAGACCTTTGCTTTGGGTCCGTAGATACCGGGAACCCTCGGGTCATTGTAGACAATGTAAACAATCCCGTAGGGTTAAAGGCTGCGCGCAAGAAGCG